TCTTTAAGGGCGCTGAGTTAGGTGATGCAAATCCTGACTTTTTATATAAAAGAGGCGATGCCACACAAGTAACAGAAGCTGAGCTACGTGAGTACTTTAATGCTAAAGGCTCTCAGATGCTCAAACAAGCCTTCGGTGACTTTGATAACTATCTTGCTTACATGACTGAGCGAGAAGGATTAATTCAGGCTGGTGATTACGATGTTGGTAACTGGGATGAATACACCGGCTCACTAACTGAAGATGAGTTAATGATTCTTGAAGGCGAGGATCTTACTCAATACTCCGATAGCGATCAGGATGCTTACACCGAAGCTTATGGTCAGCAGATGCAGGAACAATCGTCTGCTTATGATCGCTGGGTTAACTCCGAAGAAAACCAAGCGCTTTTAGCTAAGTACGGTGTTGGATCTGCCATCTATAACAACGATGGTGATAAGTATGAGTGGAATGGTTCTGCCTATGTAAAGACAGTTAAACAAGATCAAGCAGGTCTTGTTGACTATGTTAAAGCGGGAATGATGATTGCTTTAGGCGCGGCTACTGGTGGTGCATTATCTGCCGCAGGTCTTGGCTCTGTGTCGTCTTCTGTTGTAAGTAGCGCAATTACTCAAGCGGTTAGCACTGGCTCAATAGACCCAGAACAACTATTAACTGCCGCCGCAACTGCGGGTATAGGGCAAGCACTTAATGACGTTGTTGGCCCAGCCTTACAGGAAGCATTACCAGGCATTGATCTTTCTGAGATAACTGGCGTTGAAGTTGTTGATGATGCCTTAAAAGCTATGGCTAACAGTGCTATCCAGCAAGGCATAGTTAACGGCGATGTAAACATAGATCAAGTCTTTACGGCTGGACTGTTTACAACTCTCGATGACGTTGTTGATTTCTTCTTTAATCCAAATGTATCTGAAGAAGAAGCTAGAGCATTGTGGGATAACCCAATGTTTAGAGAGCAAGCTGAAGATCTTAATGCTCAGCTAATGGATAACTTTGATGCTACTGTTGGCGATCTAGTTAGCGCAATGGATGCTGAAACAGCATCGTATTTTGCAAATCTTACAGCAGACTTAACTGAGCAACTAACAGATGAAGGTGCTTGGGGTATTACTACAGACTTTGATCTTCCCGATACTCCTACCCCAACTCAATACGTAGAAGAGTCACTGCGCGGGACTGCGTTAGATCCAGCCACTTACGACAATCTGACGGATGATGCCGCTCGACGTTACATGGAGCAGGCTGGATTTAGTGATGATGAAATTGAAAACTATTTAAGTTTAAGACAGCCACCAGAAGTTCCTAGCGGACTTCTTGAGTGGAGCAATACCGGCATGATGGCTGATCCAGATATGCCGTTTAGCATTAATGTCCGCCCCGACACTAACGAATATTTTATTGTTGATCCTAACGGCAATTACAAAGCTATTAGCGAGGCAGATGCTCAAGCTCTTATGGCGTTTGAGGACGCTAATGACTGGGAAGGCTTTACTAACTACTTAAATGAACAGGGCATTGCTGGTGGCGGTACAGTATTTGGTGGGTTTACTGATGACGGAAGACCAATTCTTACTGGTGTAGAAGTTGATGACTGGCTAACTTCAACAGATAGTCAACCAAGGTTTGTAGATGTTGAGTTTGTAGATGAGCCTTTTGAAAGCACTATTCCAGAGCCAGAGATTCCAGAAGAAACTGTAGACGTTGCAGAAGAGTTACCAGAAGTAACGCCTGAGCCACCGCCCGAACCAGAGCCTGTAGAGCCTGTTGAGCAAGAGCAACCAGAACCAGAACCAGAACCAGAGCAAGGTGAAGAGGGTGCGCCTACTCCTGCGCCTGCGCCTGCACCAGTACCACCACCTCCGCCACCTCCACCTGTTGTGCCACCACCGCCACCGCCGCCGCCACCGCCTCCGCCTCCTCCGGTTCCGCCACCAGAGCCGCCTCCTGAGGCACCGCCTGAGGCACCGCCAGAAGCGCCTCCTGCTGGTGAAGCGCCTGCCGGCGAGGCACCTGCACAACCTCCTGTTGATCCGTCTACAGGACAGCCAACTACCGGACAGCCTTCTGCACAACCGGCTGAAGGACAGCCTGTAGAGGGACAGCCAGTTACTGGAGAGCCTACATCTGGTGCGGCGCAACCTGCTGACACAGGAGCGGCAACAGGACAGCCTCCCGTGCAACCGCCTGCGGATCCAATTCAAGAAGCTATTGATGCGGCGACACAAACCGATGTAGGTACAGGTCAGGGAACTGGAGTTCCGGCAGGTGAGCAAGCTACAGGTCAGGAGTCAGACACTCCAATTACAGATGCGTTATTCCCTGAATACGCTACTGAACCTCCACCCGCTCAACCTACCGAGCCTGTGCCATCTACTGAGCCTCCTAAGGATGAAGGAATAGGAGTGCCTACACCTGTAGAAACACAGCCTCCAACGCCTATAGAACAGCCCTCAGAAGTAACAACAGAAGATGTAACCAACATTGTTAATGAGGCAGTTAGCAACATTCCTCCTGGCATGACATCAGATGATGTTAGAACAATAGTTAATAACGCTATTGGTAACATCGAGTTTCCAGAGGGCATGACTGAAGATCAGGTTGGAGAGATTGTAGAAACTGCTATTGGAAACATAGAGTTCCCGCCATCTGTAAGCGAAGATCAAGTTAATGAGATTGTTGGCAATGTTCAACAAGATTTAAGTGATGCAATAGCTCTTGGTCAAGAAGCGGCGGCAGAAGAAAGGCTAGAGTTACAAGAAGCCATCATTGCTGTTGGCGGAGATATAACAAAGCTTGACGAGGCAACACAAAAGCAATTTGAAGATTTTGGCGAAAGCATTGATGAATTATTTGAAGGCGTCGGTGTTGATATTGAGGCTTTGCAAGAAGGCCAAGTTAGTCAAGCAGAAGCGTTTGCTCAATACCAAGAAGACGCACTAGCACAAGCTGAAGAAGCGGCAGAAGAGCGAGCTGATCTGCAGGAAGCTATTATTGCTGTTGGTGGCGACATCACTGCATTAGATGAATCTACCAAGAAGCAATTCGAAGAGTTTGGCGGCACCGTTGATGATTTGTTCTCGGATGTAAACGTCGATATCAAAGCACTGCAAGAAGGTCAAATTAGTCAGGCTGAAGCACAAGAAGCATTCCAGACCAGTGTTTCTGAGCAGTTTGGTGATGTTACTGGACAGCTAGGTGAGATAGGCGGTGAAGTCAGCGGGTTAATGTCCGAAGTGTCTGGCATTGGTCAAGGCTTGGAAGGTCTTGGCGAAGGGATTGCTGGTATTGGAGAAGGCTTGGGTGCAGGACTTATGGGTCTTGCGGCACAACAAGCTATGTTGCCTGGTCAGATAGCGGCGGCTACACCTATCCAACCCCAAAAGTTTGAGAAGTTCCAGCGAGGTTTAACACGACGTAAGTTGGCTGACCCGTTACGGATTGGAATGTTTACTGGAGGCGCTAGAAGCGTATGACATATTTAAATCTAATGAATAGCGTACTGCGTCGTCTTCGAGAAGAAGAGACCACATCCGTTACAAGCACTACCTACAACAAGATGGTGGGTGACTTTATTAACGATGCTAAGACCTTGGTAGGTCAGGCGACAGACTGGTCTGCACTTCGGGAAACACTTACGATCTCGACGACTGCTTCGGACAACACCTATTCACTAACAGGTGGTGGCGATAACGTAAAAGTTATGTCAATGCTTAACGATACTCAGAACTGCTTTATGGAGTATCAGACTAAGGATTGGTTTAACGATGCGCTGTACATTGCCAATGCTTCTGAGGGTGCGCCTAAGTACTTTACCTATAACGGTCTAGACGGTAACGGTGATACTCAAATCTTGGTTGGCCCTACACCTGATGGTGTGTACAGCATTCGGGTTGATCTTGTTAAACGACAAGCAGACCTTTCAGCCAACACTGATTCACTGCTTATTCCTGCTCAACCTGTTATTCATTTAGCAGTGGCGTTACTTGCGCGTGAACGTGGTGAGACAGGTGGTACATCGACTGCGGAATACTTCCAGATTGCTAACCAGTATCTATCAGATGCCATAGCAATTGATGCGGCAAAGCACCCAGAAGAGATGGTATTTAGGACGGTTTGATATGGCTCAACAACTGCAAAGCATCAATCTTGTAGCTCCGGCCTTTAAAGGTGTTAACACCGAAGACTCGCCGTTGGCACAAGATCCGTCTTTTGCTGAGATTGCAGATAACGCTGTAATCGACAAGCGAGGACGTATTGCCGCACGTAAGGGTCATACGGCTGTTACGACTAACAAGACTGTGCTTGGCACTGACTCTTTACGAGCTATTAAAGAGTTCAGGGATGATGCCGGTAACACTAAGATCTTTTCTGTAGGCAACAACAAGATTATTAGCGGTACAACTACGCTGGTTGATGAGACGCCTGGTAGCTACACAATCACTGCTGACAACTGGAAGCTTGTAGATTTCAACGACAAGATCTATTTCTTCCAGCGTGGGTTCCAACCCCTTGTCTATGACAACGCAGGAGGCTCTGTAATCACGCTCAGTAGCGTTTCTGGTGCGGCTGGTGTTACGAGTGCCATGTACGGTAATGAGGTTCTAGCGGCCTATGGTCGGCTTTGGACGGCTGACTTTAGTACTAACAAATCTACTATTTACTGGTCTGATCTACTTATTGGGCATGACTGGTCTGGTGGTACTAGCGGCAATATTGATATCTCAAAGGTATGGCCTGACGGCTATGACGAGATAGTTGCGCTGGCGGCACACAACGGCTTGCTTATTATCTTTGGTAAGCACAGCATCGTTGCGTATCAGGGAGCAGAGGCTCCTGCCACCATGTCACTTGCTGATACCGTAGCGGGTGTTGGTTGTGTTGATCGAGATACGGTGCAGTACACCGGCACAGATGTGTTGTTTTTGTCGCATACAGGACTCAAAAGCTTTGGTCGAACAATCCAAGAGAAGTCTTTGCCGATTAGCAGTTTGTCTAACAACATCACAAAAGACATCATTGCCGCACTACAGAACGAAAGTGAGTTTTTTAGATCGGTATACAGCCCAGAAGAAGGTTTCTATCTGCTGACCTTTACAGGGCAAGACGTCACGTACTGCTTTGATGTGCGAGGCACGCTGGAGAATGGTTCATACCGTGTAACACGTTGGCCTTCTACAGGTTTTACTGCATACACAAGACTTGATAATGGCACTCTTTATGTCGGTACTACCGATGGCATTAGTACATACACGGGATATAGCGATAATGGATCTGGCTATCGGTTTAAGTACTACAGCCCAAGCTTAACCTTTGGCGATAGCTCACGGATTAAGATCCTTAAAAAACTAAAGCCCACATTGGTAGGCGCTAATAACGCAACAGTTTTTATGAAGTGGGCGTATGACTTTGATACGACATACGCTACGGCAGAGTTTACGGTAGGTACGCAGATTACTGGGTTCTACGGTGAAAGTGAGTACACGACAGTAGAGTTCACAGGTGGCGCTTTAACTAACCAACGTAGCTTAAACACCACAGGATATGGCACTAGTGTTCAGGTAGGTCTGGAATCAGAGATTGATGGATCACCCTTATCACTACAAGAAATTAACGTAATGGCTTTGATAGGTAAGCTACTTTAACGGGAGATAACGATGAGTACCCCAGCAAACTTCACCCCAGCAGGCATTGCCGCCGCAAATGCCGCCCAAAAACAACTGGATGACCAGATGTTAAAAGCATTTGGTACTTATACGGGGCCTTCAGGACTTACTCCACAACAAGTAACCAATATGGTTATGGGGGCCAATCCTGCTACAGCGTCTACGGCCTCTTCTGGTGGGGCCGGAAATTTTTTAGGCGGGTTGGGTGATATATTTAGCGGCTTGATGGGGGCTGGACAATCCATCTTGTCTTCCCCTGATGCGCTTACGGGTATTGCTGGTGGCTTGCTGACCAAAGAGGCATATGACCGCCTAAGCGGTATTGGCGAACAGGCTAAACGTGAAGCAATGGGAATTGCAGAGCGCGGTCAAGCAGAGTCGCAGTTCCGGCCATTTACGGTGACTACGCCTACGGGTGCTATGTTTACTGCACGTATGGGTGGTCAGCCACAACCGTTTACGCCAACGCTATCAGGCCCGATGCCAGCACCTAGAATTACAGATCAACCTTCTATGGGATTACCGCCATCAACAGATACTGCGGCAAAACCAACAGGAAGGTTTGTTGGTCAGCCGGTAGGCATGGGTCAGGCAATACAACCTGCCATCCCAGCTTTGCAAACGCAAACAGTGCAAATCAATCCAAATACAGGAAGACCATTTGCATCCAGCCGTGAGCAAATGCAATACCTACTGCCAGATGTGAACCTATCAACAGGAAGACAAGCTTACACGCCGTTAGTTGATGCTGTACAGCCACCTATAGCGCCTGCCGGTGAAGGTCTTGAAATAGGCATGACGCTTTCTCCTGAAGAACAAGCACTACAACGACAGTTGTTAGGTGGTGCTGGTGGATTCTTTGGTCAGGCAATGCAACCTACCGTAGGTCGTGAGCAGACTGTATTTGAGCGTATACGGGCCGCACAGCGTCCTGAAGAGGAACGGCAACGTCTAGCACTCGAAGAGCGTTTAGCGGCTCAGGGGCGATTAGGAGCGTCCTCAGCGGCCTTTGGTGGTGCTACGCCAGAACTCATGGCACAACAAACAGCCATCGGTGAGGCGCGTAATCGAGCAATGTTAAGCGCAATGCAACAGGCGCAAGCAGAGCAAGCACAGCAGGCGGCACTAGGCGGTCAGTTCTTGGGTGCTGGTTACTTGCCACAGCAACAATTGATTGCGGCATTACAGCCTGGCTTGATTCAGCAAGAACTTGCACAGCAGGCACAACAGTTTGGTACAGGACTCTTTGGTGAGACTGCACTGTCTGGCATTGAAGCGCAGTTACTTGCAGAGCAGGCTAGAGCAAACTTGCTTGGTGGTATCGGCAGTAATGTGATATCAGGATTGATCAACCAACAACGTGCGGCTTCAGCGGCTCCAAGTGGCGGATCAAGCTTAGGCGGTTTGTTTAGTACCATTGCTGGCGGTCTTGGCAACATAGGCGGCGGTATTGCAGATATTTTAGGAATTTAAGGGGCTAATCATGGCTAAATTTTCACAGCAGTTTTTACGGGCTATGGCCCAGCCTTCTTATCAAGAGGGTTTGTTTACTGCCGCTCGTGAGCTAGGCGAAATGCCAGGGCGAATGAGACAGCAAGCAGATATTGAAAGAAAAAAGCAGAGTCTTGCTGGAATGCTAAAAGGCGCAACGCCAGGAACTGCCGAATATACTTCAATACTTGCTGATTATTATTCAGAAGTAGAGAAAGATCCAGAAAAGGCAAACACACTGGGTGCGCTTGCTAGACAACAAGCTGAAGCTCAAGCGAGTCAAATTAGCGGAGAAAGAACACTCACAAACTTGAGAGCGGCGGCTAGAGTAAAAGCATCTAAAAGCCCTAAATCAGAACAATTACTGCCATTAATAAATAGCATGGGCATCTCTCAGCTTCAGGATTACTTAAAGCCAACTACGCCTGCTGAATACACGCTTAGTCCTGGCCAGGCTAGGATGCGTGGTAGTGAACAGATAGCCAGTCTTGGCCCTAAAATTGAGTATGTAACAGACGATATTTTGAATACTAAAACGGGCAACATAGAGAGCGTTCGTTTTGGATTTCAAGACGGGAAACAAGTAAGTAAAGAAGTTTTAGGGATTGTTCCCTCTAGAGATGGCTCTGGCGGAATTGGTGGCGCTGGCGGCCCAGGATCAAAAGAAAGGTTATTGAATCTTGAGGCGTTAGCCAAACAAAGAGAAATACCCGTAGACTATGATAGCGTTGAAAGTCTTGAAGCATTGCAAAGATTGGCGGGATCTGTGTTAGATGATGCCTCATTAGCAAATAGCTTTAACTCTTTAATTGACAGAGTAAGGGCTAGAACTCCTGGATTAACAGAATCTCTCACTGTTATGAGAAGCATTAATCCAAACATGGCTTCGGCTGAGGCAGACCTTGATACAGCTAGAAAGTTTTTTTCATTAGATAGACTAACTAGCGACAATGTTGCTGGATTAGTTCCTCTTATTGAAAGGGTTGTTACATCCGCTTATCCAAATGACATTAAGGCACAACAAGAGCTTAATAGATTTAGGGGTAGCAAGGACATTATTAGAAAAATTTCTGATGCAGTAACAATGGCCGTAAGTGGCACTCTGACAGATGACACCTTCCGTGAGTACCGCCAAATTATGGCTGGCGTTCAAGAGCTTGCAAGTAAACAAATTGTTAATGAGGCAATAAACACTTACTCGATTTCAGATAGCGACCGAGAAAAAAATGCGGCTCTGAACGTCATAAAAATGTATGGCGGAAAGGTTCCAGCAAGAATCGTCCCTTAGTAAGGTAAAAGATTATGAGTACCAAAGTAAGCAGGGTAGAACTGGCAAATGGTGAGGTTATTTCTGTTGAGCATCCAGTTGAGTGGCCTGAAGAGGTTGTGCTTGCTTGGGCTGTTAATAACCAAGATCAAAGCAAAAGAACTTCTCAGCAAACAGAAATTGGGCCGGCCAATAAAGACGATGATGTAACAGTTGGAGACCTAGTTAAACTTGGCTTTATGAGGGTTGGCTATCAGTTTGTTCCTGATGTGTTTTTGTTGGGGCCAGAAAAGTGGCGAGAGACCATGACTCAAGAGGATGGCTTTCAACAGATTGAGGCCATAACAGAGGCAGAAGCCAGGAAGAAAGCCGGAGTTCCTGTTGATGAAGAGCTTACATTTTTGCAAGAACTTGCAACCCTGCCAGGAGACCCCTTAAGTTATGTTGGCGTTTCCGCCCCAGTTAAACTTGCCGGAAAAATTCCAAAGACAAATCTTTTTGATTTCTTTAAAACCTTAACTCCTTCGCTTGCTTCTGGTGGTGCGGGTGTTGGCGGCGCAATGGTGGGACAAGAGCTAGGAGAGCAATATGATCTTGGTCAAACAGGAACTGCGCTACTTAGCACAAGCCTTGCCCTTGCTAGTGGCGTTAGCGCTGGAGCCGTTACAACTCCATTGGTTGAAACTGGATTTAAAATTGGTAGTGACACTAAGAAACTTTTTCTTGGTGAGTCAAGCATCCTTGGCTCTGGGTCTGAGGCTATGGCAAATAGCCAAGTCAGAGCTGAAATAAATAGGATCGCAGAAACAACAAGACCTGAAGAAGTGGCGAGAGCGGTTGAGAATCTTGCTGAACTTAAGCAGGAAATACCTGGACTTCAGGTCGATGGAATCATAGCCACCATGGCTGACAACCCAGTAGCTAGAGATTGGGTTCGAAAAACAGTTCAAGGGAATAAAGGCTTCCAAAAAGAAATGGAAGAGATACTTATTTCTGATTCTAAAAAACTAGCGGATGAAGCAGACAAACTATCAGGAAAGCTAACAGGAAGAACCTCAGCCGACCCAGAGGATTACAGTGTTGTTAGGGCGCAAATGGAAACGGTGCTACGGAAGTCTTATAAAGATCGTGAATCCGCGTCCATAAATTTATTAGAAAAACAAACAAAAGAAATAGAAGATGCAATGGTAGATCTTTCTACGAGGATTTCTTTAGATTCAAAACTTGATAGCGTTGCCATAGGTCGAGCGGCAAACAAGCTATCAGAAAAGCGAGAGGCGATAATAAGAGGTGAGGCCGACAAGCTTTATGACTCTGCAAAAGTTGTTGCCAACAGAGTTACCTTGAAACCCGAGTTGGTTCAAGACGTTTACAGTCAGTTTAGAAACGTCAGATTAGATGATGTTTTTGGCCCAAACAGCAGAGTTGCCGCTCAGCTAGAAGCAAGATGGATGCCTAAAGAAGCCGATGGAGAAGTTGTAATCCCAAAAGCAACAGGCGCAGATGTTATTTCTTTAAAGAAAGCAGTTAACACAGAGATAGGATCTTTAAGCAGGAGGGTTAGAACTCCAGAGGTTGATCAAAGAATAGAGCGACTCTATAAAACCAAAGGCATTGTTAATTCGATGCTAAACAAGATGAGAGAAACAGACCCTGAGTTTGTATCGACCCTATCAAAAGCTGACAAGTTTTATTATGAACAGCTTGGCTTGCCAATGAGGGCTGAAGGCATGAAAAATTTCACCTCAAAACGATTTGATGCCGAAGCGGCCACAACCTTAATGGATTATGAAAAAGCCAAAGACTATGTAAGTTTTGTTGGTGCTGAAGGGGTGGCTGTTGTTAGGCACGCTATACGACTAAAGGCTGAAAAGGCTCGGGTTATCGGGGACGATGGAAACATCCAGCAAGCACAGCTAGATCGGTTTATCAGACAAAACAAAAGGCTTATACGCGACTTTGATATGGAGAAGGAGTTCACCGACGTATCGAGCGAGCTAAGAACAATCAGAAACACTCAAGCAAGACATCAAGAAGCTTATAACGAGCGCTCCAAAGAACTGTCTAATAGTTTCTTTAAGAGTATAGAAAACAACAACCTGGATACTGTTGTTAAGAAAATGAAGACAAGCCCTGGCGAAAGAAAGCGGTACATGGCGGAGATATCCAAGCTTGGCGCAAAAGAGCGAGACATTGTTCTCTCCGGATTAAGGCAGGAGTTCTTGTCTCAGGGAATTACAGTCAAAGGCTCTATGCAACAGTACATAAATGCAAACGCTGAAGCCGTAAAAGATATCTTTGGCTCTGAATACGTCAAGAACATAAACAAACTGGCATCTTTAAGAGACCTAATGGAAAGCGTTAGCAAGACAATGAAGGACTCAATGGGGTCAGTTCCTGTTATAGATAGCGTTCAGGATCTAACTGGTGTTAGCACTTCTGAGTACATAGGAACTTTTAGAAACCAAATTCTCTCTCCAGAGCGAAAGGTAATTAACCTAGTCTCGAAGTCGGTCATTGTGAAAGGGCGAGAAAAATTCTACACAAAGTCTGCTGAGATACTTAAAGATCCAGATGTGGTTGCTAGGCTTGCCAACCCGCCTAAAGACGATATGCTGAAGTTTGTTAAACAGAAAGGCGCAGGCTCCGTTGATTATATTAGAGACATCGGCGCGTTCTACACAAACGCTTTGAGAGGTAGCCTTACCATGTCAACAGCGCGAGCTGTTTATGCGGCGCAAGATATACAGCCAACTCCTGAGCAAGAGGCTCGTTAATCCCAACTAACAAACTCTAGCCACCCTGCCACCCCTGAGGCTCGTTCGTTCTCCATACGTGCGGCCTCAGTTTTATAGTGTTTAGCGATTAGCTTCTGTTCCTTGTTCATCCTCTTACCAAGATTGATGTCCTCTGCCTTTTCCCTAATCAACTCCAAGGCACCTTCGCCATAGGTGTCAATATAATGACGTACAAAGTAATCGGGGTTGCTTCCGTACTTCTGGTGACAGCCGTAGCAATGTGCAAAAGCATTCAGTGCATCGTACCGTATACCCTTCTTTGACCGGCTGAAGTAGTGAGAGCAG